AATATGACCACGCTAATCCTATCCCATGAAACAACTGTAAAACCTCCCCCCCTACTATTCCTTCTTTGAAATTACTCTGTTGAATTTTTTTAAACTCCAACAATTTTTCTTCATCATTATAGAAATAATATGGCATACCTCTTTTTCTTGCATATTGAAATGCTATTTTTTCTAAATTCGGTAATTCGAACATTTCTTGTTGTGGCTCTATACTCATATCATCTCTTTTATGTACAAATAGCCCTTGTTCAAATTACTACGTCCAAACGTACAAACCCATAGGGTTTTTGTACGTTTTGTACGCTGACGTACAAATTCGTTGCTGTCTTTTGTACGTTTGTACGCTTCTTTGTACGCTTTTTTGTACACTTTATCATCATTCATTAAAATTCTTGTCTCTCTTCAGGCACATAATTACCATTTGGATCGCTTCCTTCTACTTTTTCGATTAATCCATGTGCTTCTAAAGAGTCCTGCGCTGCTCGTAGACTAGATCTATTCATATCCTTATCGGCTAAATGTTCTTTTAACTCTTCATGACTAACCGAAATATGGTAAACATCTACACCTGGATTCAGTTTTTTTGCTTCTTTAACATTCTCACTATACAAATATCTAATAGCTTTAAGTACAGGTTCTTGAATCTTACCTAACTTTTTAGTGGCTTTTGGCTTTACATATATACCCGTAATTAACGCACCAGAAGTAGTGGGAGATCCATCTTCATCAAGTAAATTGTGAAATTCAGTCTCTTGGAACTCAAATCGCATGGTTTTTAATGGTTTGCCGTCTTTTACTAAGGTTTGTTCTAAATTCAAAGACCAATCTTCTGATAGTTCATTATCTATTTTATCTACTTTATACTCCCAATCTAAAGCTGCTGGTAATACACTTGAACCACGCCCCCTACCAAGCTGATGATGTCCTGTATGATGAACTAATATTACACAACACCTAAACTCTTCTCTTAAATACCTATCTATTTGCGCTACAAATCTATTCATATCCTCAGTAGAATTTTCATTTCCAGGACCAAAGTTTCTCGCCAATGTATCTACTACAACCAATTTAGGTGCTTCTCCGTAAGTATCTACCAAAGTTAATGCTTCATTACGCATCATTTCAGCGTCTAATTCGTCTAAGATCTGCACCCCTCTCTCTGAATAGTGTAATTTAGAATCTTTGAGTTCAGTACCATTAACCATTTCCCAACCTAACAACCTCCTAGATAACCCTCTATGTCCTTCACCTGCTAAATACAATACTAATCCCTCTTTTGTCTTTTTTTCGTGATAAGTCCTTCCTGTAGCTACGCAACACGCCATATCTACTGTTATAAAAGACTTTCCACTCTTAGGAGGTCCAAAAATACCTATCAAAGAATCTTCTTCACAAATGCCCTTAATCACCCACCTTGGAGGGGTAGCATTACTAATGGCCTCGCTGGCGTGGAAGAATTTAAAAGCCCTTATATCAATGGGTTTTTCATAAGTGACTAGGGGTATGCCTAAATCACTCCTGGCATTATTAAATGCTGTTTTCCAATCTCCATTTGCTTCTAATATCCTTGCCACATCGAAAGCATCGTGAGAATGTCCATCACCTAACAAATCCCCTGCATGATGCGAATAAATACTTCCATCATCTAAGAGAATAACACCAGGAGTTTTGGTTTGACTATGGGGAGATAAAAAACGATTTTCACCTCTCTTTTCATAGCCATTTTTTAACAAAATATTTTCAACGCTATAGGTAGCATTGAAACGAGTAATAATATCTTCTGAATCTACGTTTGGTTCTAATTGTCGCTTAATAGTCTCTGGCTTAAAATACCCTAAACAATTTAGCATCCCTGGTTCTTCAATCTCCCAATTACTCCACAATTCTACTAATCTTTCGGGTAATTCGGGTATATCGGAGAACTGAGAGGGTAATGGATTAATCCATTCGTACCTATGGCCCTGGGGATGGACGCTAGGGGGAAGTAGGTCTTGGACTCCTGTTCCCGTTGTACTCCCTCTCAATTCAAAGACAGTAATAACTTTTTCGTTATCTTTGTAAATTAATTTCTTTATCCCCACATGGTCTATATTCGGCATTTTGAATAGAAATTTAATGCCGTCTTTTTTACCACGCCAACAGGGATAGACTCTTTTCATTTCTACTGGATCTAACCCCAAGTAGTTTTGAAAGACTTTTATAGCGTCTTCTCTACTATCTATATCTATTGAGCAGGTACTAGAGAGGTTGTGAATGAGTCCAATGTTTTGATTTTCATTCAACTCTTTTACATTAATGCCCTCATTGTGCCAATTCTTAGTAGTAGGACCTTTTGAACCCTCCTTGATTGCGACTAAGTGTAAACCTAAATCAGAATATACTTGTGCTGATTTTTTTATCCCCTCCATGATTCAGACTAAAATGGAACATCGTCTTCATCTGTTTCTGGTGTAGAAACTTCTGCTGCTTTTGTAAACGCTAATGGTTTTTCTATCCATTTAAGAATTTCGAATTGGGGAATACGAGTTCTATAAGTGGTCTTTTCTGAACCTGTGTACTTTAGGACGGGAGATAAACCTGGATTATCTTTTCTTAATTTATCTATTTCCTGGAAGATGATATTCAAACCCTGATTTGCTCCAATACCCGTTGAAGCCCAGGTAAGCACATCATCAATGCCCTTTTCTTTATCAAGGACATACAATTCCACACTCATACCCCTTGACCATTCATCCTGTTCTTCGGGTGTAGCACCAGGATTTTTCCCAACGACACCCAGGGGTTCATCCCATACCCATTGTGGGGCTTTACCCATTGAAATTTTACCCCATCCAGCTTTCATGCTTTCGTAATCAAGCACAAACACTTTTAGGTCCATTTCACCTTCGGAATATGTCCACATATCATCCATCGGTTTATAAGAAATCCAGTTGTTTCCTGAATTACCTGCATTTATACCTAGATCTATCATTTTTCCCTCCTTATAGTTATCTAGTTAATAAAACTCTTATTTGCCCTGCCCTCTGTATTTGCTCTGTTTCGGCTTACGTTTATTTCTGCCATTACCGAAAGAGTTAGGGCTATTCCCAATACTTGTCTTTTTATATCTTTTCTTTTGTGCGTCATAGACAGTTATTCTTTGTTTTCTAATTCTCGCCATTTAATTTATTATCTATGGATATTTTATCTTTTATTAATCCATCCCTTTTTTGTCTCGACATATATTTTTCCCAATTCTCTATGTTAATAAGTTTTCTCTCTACTTCTGGTAATCTGTCCCACCTTTCTATTTGCTCCCTGGTTCTTCCACACGCTACACATCTAACTTGACCTGGATACCCCAAATTTGCACATCTACCCGTGCAAGGGGAATCAGCTAAAGATTCAGATATGCCTTTTCTCACGATATCGTTCCCTGTTAGCTTTTTGTTTAAAACCTAACCATGTTCTAATCCAAACGTTTCTTGTACCATCTGCATAACGTTCTTCCAAGATGCCATTATCACAACTTAAAGCCGTTATGGTGTTTTTGGCTTGTTGTTTCATATACATTAATTCTACATTATATTCAGTCATTATAATTATACCTCTCTATTTAGCCACTCTGAAAAAGGAATGACCGATGTTATCCGATTGTCTCCTGCAAAATCTCCATTATAGACATACCAGGGGATGCAAATTAGAGGTTCTTTATATTGTGCTAATACCAACCCTGGAATAGAGTCTTCTGGTGTTTTGGCTACTAGTCTTGACCAGGGAGAATTGCCAGGTCTTAAATAAGATTCTTCTTTAGTTATTCCCAACATCCAAGTTTGCATTTTCCCCACTCTCGCTTTCTTTCTCTATAGTATCTAATGCTTTACGAAGTAAAAGACCTACTGCTTTATATAATAACAATCCTCTAAAATGAGCATACGCTTTCATTTCTGTATGAATAGCATCGTCAAGGTGAACTGACTTAGTAGGTTTCTTTTCCATATTCATTTGTTGCATAATATTATAAAATTTTATAATATAAGCAATAACAAGTTTATAACAACTAAATAACAGGAGAAAATAATGAAGCTAAGTTATAAAGAACTCAATGAACTGCAATGGAATGTTAAATCTAACATAATGAAGGGGAGAGTAGCGTGTGATTGGAAAATCAGAGGGAACTCTTGGACTTTCGAGGACAAAAGGAAAATAGAAGAAAGGGTAGTCTTTTTGGAAGGTTTATTAACAAAGTTAAATAAAATAGAGGGAGAAAGAGAATGGGAAAAAAATTAACTAAACAACAAAGAATAAATAGGTTGCTTGCTGAAATATGCAAAGACATAAAAGTAAAAAAATTCCTAGAAGAAAGAGACCTGTTGAAAGAAAAGCTCGCTTCAGAGGGAGATATTTCTTTTGATATCTATTTTAAAGAGATGCGAAAGCTAAGAAAAAAACACGACATAGTGACTGCAATAGGAAGGGACGGATCCATAATAAATAAATTAGAGGAAGTGGCATAAGCCACTTTCTTAGGGAGAGAATAATGAAAAATTTAATAGTCAAATCAGACTTTAAAAATCTTGAAAAAAAGAACAAGGAACGCATTAAGCGATCTAGAAAAATACAGGCAAAAGTCAAAAGACGCAGACAGTTAGCTTTTCTGGATAAAAAACCATTTAGGTTTTCAGAGAACCATATAATTATAGGCGAATTTTATATGCAAGACGGAAGGGCATACAAGAAAAGCAACATAGAAGGTAAAATTATTTATAAGCAAGTATATTAATTTATGCTTTCTTGTTTCTTAGGGAGAGAATAATGAAAAAGATGGTTTATAAATCAAGACCAAGATTCCCAGATCTGGAAAACTATTTATGGCAATTAGCTTATTGTTTATTCATGTTTAGTTTTCTGTTTTTTTTCTTATATCAGTTAGGAGAATAATTTGAGATATATAAAACCTTTTCTTGCAGGAGAGAAAAGTAAAAAAATTCCTGTTAACAGTATATATAAATATAACTATAAAAATGGTTATACAGCTATTTATACTTCTTTAAGAAAAGAACCATTCTTAGCGACTGCTAGTACAGAAGAAATTGGTTCAGAAATTTATGGAGACGATTATGGTAGGTAAAAAAACAAGAAACGATATGGCAAGCTGCTCGATACTTCCTGGGATATTCGGCATATCGCCTTATGAAAATTCAAGTAGAGCAATGGTATTGTCTAGGTGTATAAGAGCAAAAAATGGGGAGGATGTTATGGGAGAACAAAACCCTCAGATGTTTATGGGAGATTTGCTTGAGAACACTTTATTAAATCACGCTGTAAAAACTATAGGATTAGTGATGCCAGACTTTGATGTTGATTATGCTATTAAACACCCTGAACTTCCCCTAGAAGGTTCTATGGATGCTATTGCCTTTGCAGGAGAGAAATTAAGAGTTAACCACGAACCAGATAAAGGGGTTTATATAATGGGTTCTAATATAGCTGAAATGTCTGGTGAAGTTGTATTGGAATGTAAAGTCACTAGGGATTTCCCCGAAGAAGAACCCCCACAATGGCGAGGTCCTTTACAATTACAGGGTTTAATGGATATAAAAGGCGCACAATGGGGCGTTTTATGTGTATTGTATCAATCCACTACTTTTAAGATATTCATCTATCATCGCAACGAAGTTATCGTAAAATCAATTCACGAACTTGTAAAAGACTTTGATAGACGCATCCAAGAGGAAGATTATTATCCACCAATTAGTCCTGATGAAGCATTAACTGTATGGGGTAAGACCAATGAAGACTCTAAGCCAGTTAAACTTAAAGATGCTGCCAAAGACGAAATAGATCTAATTGAACTATCAACGGACAAACTAAAGAAATGGGAGAAGCGCAAGAAGGAAGCTACAGCTAATCTAATGGCTATGCTTGAAGATAGCGAATATGGTTATTATCAAGACGATAAGACCGAATACGAAGTGACTTGGCCTACTAGACATTTTTCAGCGAAGGAAGAGAGAGTCATTCCTGCAAAAGAGTCCTATAGTATTAGACAAAAGACTTTAAAAATAAGGAAAGTGAATTATGACTAAAGAAATAAAAATAAAAGAAGGTTTGCCAAAAAAAGAACATAAATACGCTACTTATACTAAAAATCTATTAATCAATCACCGAATAGAGGGCTTAACTTTTCAAACGGCAGAAGGACTTAGGCAATACATCTATAGAATAGGTGGCGCACCTGTTGTAATGAAACAAAAAGACGGGTTATATAGTGTGGGATTGCGTTCAATTAGAAATGAAGACTTATGGTATAGACATAGACATTATCGGTAGTAAGGATGGGGCAAGTGGTTTTATAGGAGAGAAACTTGCCCCCCATACCATTTAGACTAAGTGCCAATCTATTAAAGTCAATTAATCATCTATGGGTTTTAATGTAGGGGCATTGTGTAATTCTTGTAAGGTTTGTTGTAAGGAATCAAATTCTTCTTCTTTAGTGGGTGCTTTAGAAAAACTATAATGACGTTGATTGCCCGTATTCGGTCTAAATAAACAAGTCTTTTCTGGATAAAACACTAGAGCAAAAATATCGCTTTTAGACTTATAATATTGTTCAGATCTTTGTGGTCTTATAGCATGAAAGCGATAACGTAATCCACTCTTAGTCTTTGATTGATTAACTGTCTTGACCTGTACTTTATAAAGTCTATTGTTGTGATCTAAAATTAAATCGTAAGGTGTAGTGTGGTTGGCTACAAGAACAAAATCACACCACTCTAAAAGTACAGTAGTCACATAAGATTCACCCAAAGCACCCAGGCGAGAGTTATGGTTTTCTATGTTCTTTCGCTTTTGTTCACCCATTTATCATCCATGATAGCTTCTATCAGCGAAGCATTATAGATTGCCCTTCTACCAACTTGTTTGGCATATTTTGAATCTAAAATTTGCTTTGCTGCTTCGTCCCAATCTTGTTCTGCAAATGCCAATAACATTTTTTTAAATGCTAAAAGCGTAGGCAAACCAAGGTTAAAACACATATCGGATAATACTAGCTTAGCGTTTTCGGGTGCTGATTCAAACCAAACGAATTGCGCTTTTAATTCTGTGAGTACGTTGTTTATGTCGTTATCAAGAAGAAATAGTGCTTCATCGGTAGTAATTCCATTATCTTCTAAATTTCTCCCCACCCCTATACTCAGCTTTCCACTCGTACATTCATAAGGTTTATTTACTAAACCTTCAAATTTAATAAGATGATCCTTTAAATCCTCTTTCATATTATTTGAATTTATCTTTTACAGAATCAAAAAATTCATCTATGACAGGAAAAAAGATTGAATAAATAATTATGCCAATCACCATTCCAAAAAGAAAAATAAATATATCCATTTCATTTCCTCACTATAAATATAATCATTAAAATTAAAATTAAAAAAAAAGTATGGCTTCTGTCATGCTATTTTGTGTCTTTGTGGCTAGATCCAAAATAAAAACTAATAACTGCTGTTGCTATACCAGTTAGAGAACCAATAATTAGCATAACAATATCATCGCTTGCATCGGGTAATGGATAAATTGAAATCATAAATATATAACCAAAAAAACCAAACAAAGTGATAGTACCTAAAAGTTTTGGCGTCCAATCGCCTGAGAAAGTTTTTCTAGCATCTTGAATGTCTGCCGTTTCCAGGGCAAATATATCAACATCCATTTCTTTCATCTTTGCTTCAAATTCCTTTTCAGCTTTCTTTAATTGCAAAAGCTGTTCTGGTGTGGCATTACTTATTGCCTGTTCAATCTTTTTTGGTTCGGGATCACACCCCAATACCTCTGCCACTAAATTAGCAGCCATTCCCCCAATCGGACCACCTAATGCACTTCCTATGGTGGGTGCTAAACTACCAACGAGATTTTTTACCAATTTAAACTTCATATATTAATTTGCCAATGGATTAGAATTACTATCCAATTTCTCAACGTCTTTCTCTAAATTTTTTACTGCTACGGATAACCCCTCTAGTTGGGACCTTAATAAATTGATGGACTCTGCATGAGATTTTAACGAAACATCTATACCTTCATCTATGGATTTATTAATATAATCTACGGATGTTTCTATACCAGCAAATCTTTCTTCTATGATATTTTGAGCATTTTCTGTTTCTCCAACAGAACTTATTGCACTTTCCAGGTTTTCCAGTCTATTAACATAAGTGCTTGCTTGATAACCAAACCCAGCGAGAGTTCCTAAGATAGTCACTAAAGCTATTATTTGGGTTGTTTTGTTTTCAAACCATTCCATAGTTATAACCTGGGTTC